AAATGGCGTCACGATCCCGAATGGTATAGTCCAAGGGGAGAAATAAGTTTTGAACATGCTTGGAAAATGGGATTATTTCCAAATATTCAAGGAATGTATCCGCTTCTTAAATCAATGGACCAGGGTGGTACAAACCCTGAAACTGTAAAAAAGATTAATCAGTTAATGATACAATCTGCTAAAAATCATCTTAGCGGTCAAAACATAGTAAAAGAAAACTTTGCCGATGGAAAGCATCCCGAAGACAAAGGGGACAGTAAACGCTATCATGTTCCAACTAAAGGTAGCGTTAGCAGTTTGCGTAAGTTTGCCAAAGGGCATAGTGGTAGAGCCGCACAGTTAGCACATTGGATGGCTAACATGAAATCAGGACATAAAAAATGAAAAGACTAATAGCAGTAGTAGCATTTTTAAGTTTAACAGGGTGTGCCAGTGTAATGGATATGATTCCTAGTCGCTGGGATGTTAACCAAGCTAAGAGTATAACAGATATACAATTAGAAGTTAGACACTTCGATTGCCGAGCAGAGTTAAAGCCACAAGTGGATCAGCTGGCTAAGGACGTAGAATGGTTTGACATCTATGCTCAAACTAAACCTACAAGAGATATTGCCCGACTAACAGGCACAATTACAGACACAGTTAAAGAATTACAGGATCGTGTAAACAAGGGGCCAGTTAGCCCATTGTACTGCGATTTGAAAAAGAAGATCATACAACAACAAACTGACATCATAGCCAAGTCAGTACAAGGAAGATTCTAATGAGTAATATGTTAACCGAAGTAATGAACAGTGGCCAACCGTGGGCCGCAGAACGTGCCCAGTACGCTATGCAAGTACATGAAGCTGTGGGTGCAGGACAATTAAGTCCTAGTGAAGCTAGAGAAATACTACAAGATTTAATCAGTACAGACAAGCTACAAGATGCTGCCGCAGAACAACAAGTAGTGGCGGCACTAGTGTTTGGTGTTGAACAGTTAATTAGTTTGTATTAAACACTTGGACTAGTGCGTTCACTAGATCCTCAATCATTCCATCGTCATGAAACGGAGTAGGTGCAAAACGTAGTCTTTCTGTACCTACTGGAACCGTTGGATAGTTTATAGGCTGTACGTAAATGTTATAGTCATTTAGCAATTGATCACTCATAGCTTTACAGCGTTTGGCATCACCTACAAGTACAGGCACAATATGTGTAGTAGCACAAGCCATTACAGGAATGCCGGCTTCTGTTAATCTACGTTTTAGTGTAGCGGCACGTTCTTGATGTCGTTCACGAATTTCGTGATGATCTTTAAGCCATTTAATAGCACCCATAGCACCAGCACAAGTAACTGGACTCATTGATGTTGTAAAGATAAAACCAGCGGCAACACTTCGAATGGCATCTGCTACAATCTTATCGCAAGCAATGTAGCCTCCTTGTACTCCAAAAGCCTTTCCCAAGGTTCCATTGACTATGTCTATCTTGTCTTCAAGCCCAAGTTCTTCAATTTTGCCACCGCCAGTTTTACCATACAACCCAACTGCATGAACTTCATCAATGTAAGTGATGGCCTTGTACTTCGTGGCCAACTTGCAAATTTCTGCCATAGGGCTCACATCACCGTCCATGCTGTATACACTTTCAAAAACTACACAAGGAGTTTTTCCCTGTGCAAAACTGATTTTGAGTTTCTGTTCTAGATCTTCTAAGTCGTTGTGTTTGAACACAACCTTGTTGGCCTTGCTATGACTGATACCTACAATGATTGAGTTATGATTATTTGCATCGCTGATGTACTCAATATTGGGAATGATCTTGGCCAATGCAATAAGTGTCCACTCGTTGGCCACATAAGCTGAACTAAAAAGGACAGCTTTTTCTTTTTTATGAAGTGTAGCTATTTCATGCTCTAGAGCCACATGATAATGACTGGTACCGCCAATATTGCGTGTACCTCCTGAACCAGAACCTGTGTGATCCAATGCAGTGTGCATGGCATCCAACACAACTTTGTGTTGTCCCATGCCTAAATAATCGTTGCTACACCAGTTTACAATGTTCTTAATGTTGTATGGACCGTACCAAATGGCTTGGGGGAACTTGCCGTTTTCACGTACAATATCGTTAAACACACGATATTTGCCTGTTTCTTTAAGATCTGCAACTAGCCGTTCGAAAGGTTCCTTATTGATCATGTTGTTCTCGTTTTAATTTTAGACTTGCTTTAATGTTATCTTTCCATTCTTGCGATCTAGGAGGCCGTGCTCTACCTTTTAATGCTTCAGATCTCTTGCGTTTAGTTTCCTCTGATTGTTTAGTGCCTTTCTTTGCTTTTGAAAGATTAGCAATATGCTCTTCAGAAAACTTGATACCTTTACGTCTCTTTGAGTACTTAGCCTTTGCTTCGTCACTCCACTCAGAGATAGAGGCAAAGTTAGCATCTCCGTTAACTTGATTAAACCACTTAATACTATGTGAAGCATTTAATTTTTGAAGTACCCTACTTTCCCAAGAAATAGCAGATTCTCTAGATGAAAAAGTGCGACGTACGGTAGCTGTAAATGCGTCAGTTCCGTGTTCTTTTAATAAAGTTTTTATTACTTTGGAAGATGTAAAATATGTTGTCCAGAGCTGGGTAGGATGCGCAGTTTTAGCGTATCTGACACCATAATATCGTTGTCCTGTAGGCTTAAATGTAAGCACATACGTAAACGGCTGGTAAATATTCATGCTGATAGTCCCATAAACTGTTAGAGCCAGTGGATATGTCCAGTATCGCGATTGGCACTTTTATTTATCACTGCCGTTTAACGATAAATAAACGGACAATCGAATATTGTGGCGATCTAGCGCATGTCATGAAATACTAGCAAGGAGAATATAATGTCATTAAACCCAATCACAGGCCATCACGAAAGTTCGGCCATGCCAGCCAGAGTACGTGACGTACTTGGACGCTTAAAAGTATCAGTACATCAAAACGTTTATGAAGCTGACTTTGAATACGGAACTCAGCCACTACGTTGGGAAATTGTAACACAAGGCAGTGGTACTGTGGCCGCTGTTCCAGGTGCAGGTGGTGTGCGTATGCGTGTTACCAATGCGGCTGGGGATGTTGCCCTACGTCAAAGTCGACCATATCACAGATATCAACCAGGCAAGACCATGTTTATGGCTACCGGATGTCAACTTGGTGTAGCAACTGCGGCGCAAGTACAGCGTGTTGGATTCTATGATGATTCAAACGGTGTGTTCTTTGAACAAGGTGTTAGCACAGTAACAAACCCATACGGTATGTATGTAGTTGTGCGTAGTGATGCAGGTGGTACAATACAAGAAACTCGCTGGAGTTTAGATCAATGGAATGGTGATCTAGCCAATGTGCGTCAATTAGATTTTACACGTATACAGATGTTCTGGATTGAGTACGCATGGTATGGTGCGGGAGCTACACGTTTTGGATTCTGGATCAACGGCGAACCAGTTATTGCACATCAAATTGGTTGGGGCAACTACAACAACACTGTCAACTCTACTGGACCACAACTTCAGCCTTGGGCACGTACAGGCAACTTGCCAGTGCGCTATGAAATTCGCAATATAAATGCAGTTGTACCTAACCCAAGCGACATGTACCACTATGGTGTGTCAGTTATTGTGGAAGGACAGCGTGATGAGCAACGTGGTTTCACATACTCATATGGTTTGCCTAACACAGTCCAGACTCGTTCAGTAAGTCCATCCACTACTCGTTACCCACTACTAACAATTCGTGGACGACAGCTAGGCACACAAGAATACGGCACAGTGTATGCACCATCAACTGGTGCAACTATTACATCGATTGGCACTGCCAGCACTTCAGCTTTTACAGCCAGTATCTCTGGCACAGCTTTAACGGTTTCAGCTGTTAGCTCAGGCACAATAGCTGTGGGTCAACAGGTAACTGGTGTAGGTGTGGCATTTGGTACTTACATTGTATCAGGTAGCGGAAACAACTGGGTCGTTAGTATCAGTCAAACCACAGCTTCTACTACGATGACTGGTTACAGCGTGACCATAACATTCCCAGCGGCAACATTTACCAGCGGACAGTTTAACGGTCGTATGATATTCTTCCCAGGACAAGGCGGTACTGGTCTTGACAAGAACGGTATTGTAGCTCGTGTGATTGCTACAACTACAACAACATTGATCGTTGCTGATCCTGTGACAGGCGGTGCATTGACAAGTACGCCAGCAGTAGCAACCACACAGACTCCAACAGGCAGCGGCGGCAGTGCAGGCGCATATTCATTCACAGTTAGCAGTAACACTGGACTCTCAGCTGGTATGGGTGTACAAGGAACTGGTATACCTATTGGCGCTGTAGTGTCCAGCGTGGTAAGCACAACTGTTACAATCACACTTCCATTGACAAGCGGTGTTTCGGGCACTGTGACCTTTGTAACTGGTTACTGTATTGGACTTATCAATCGCGGACAATTATTACCACGCAGATTGATGGTGTCGTCAGACACACGTTGCGTGGTTGAAATTATTGCAGGCAGTATTACCAACACCAGCACACTGACTGGTGCTAACTTTGTACCAATGGCCAGTGCAGGGTCAACCAACAGCTTTGCCGAACGTGACTTTAGTGCTACTGCTATCTCAGGCGGTGAAGTTGTGTTTGCATTTACACTGGCAAGTGGTTCAGGATTGCAGGATATTGACTTCAGCTATTTCTTCCCTTTGTACAATAGTATTCGTGGAAACCAAATTGACCAACTAACCGTTGCTATCACTACAATTAGTAGTGTTACTTCAGTTGTTGGTGCGCACTTAATCTGTCAAGAGGCAATGAGTTAATATGCGAGCAAGAGAGTTTACCATCAATATTCCTATCAACATCAAGATCAATGACAACGGCGAGCCTGAAGTTGATATGGATCAAGAGTCTGAGCACGAAGAAGAAAAAGATCTAAATCCAGTATTTGTTCCTCCTCTACAACAGCATTTAGAAC